ATGATGTCGGCCGCGCCAAGATGACCTACGCCGGCCTGCCGATCCTGCATGGCTACCCGAAGGACAAGCACGGGAACATCCTGCCCTTCAACGAGGTGGCATTCGGCGGCGGCTCGGCGGTGACGTCTTCCCTTGCCGTCGTGTCCTTCACCGAAGAAGGACTCCACGGCATCCAGCTCAAGAACATCGAGGTCCGTGACATGGGCCAGCTGGAGGATGCGGTGCACTTCGGCACCAACGTCTCCTGGGATGTGGGCTTGGTCGACGACGGCGACTTCTGCCTCACCGTGCTCGACTCCATCACCAACGCCGCGATCGTCGCCTAACAGGCTGCCAACAGAAGGAGCGCCCCGATGGGCTCGAGGACTTACAACCAGGACGCCGAACTGATCTTCCACGACGGCGCTGCTGCCATCACCGCAGACAGTGACGGTCAGGTCGCCGGCGCCGACAAGATCCACGACGTCGGCCAGGCACGTTTCGAGGCGGTCATGCTGATCGACGTCTCGGCGATCGACATTGTGTCGAACGATGAGCGCTACGTCGTGCTCGTGCAGGGATCGAGCTCGCCGACCTTCGCTTCGAATATCGAGAACCTTGCGGCGATCGAACTCGGTGCAACCGAAGTGCGCTCCGGCGGGGCGAAGGACTCGACGATCGGCCGGTACGAGATGCCCTTCTGCAATGAGCAGGACAGCGAAATCTACCGCTACCTGCGCATCTACGTCGATGTCGCGGGCACCACCCCGTCGCTGACGTTCAAGGCCTGGGCGTCCACCAGCTATTGATCGGGCGCCCTCTCAAGGGGGCGTCCTTCACCAACCGGAGAAAAGACAGATGGTCGAGAAAGTCACGATCTTCAGCGCTTGGGGCGAAACGGCCACACTCGAATCGATCGATGCAAGGCGAACGCTCCAGCGTCACCCTGACGAATGGCGCAAGCAGCCGTTCCCGGAAAGCGAACACGCGAAGGGCCTTAAGGCCAAGGTCGAACGCGAGGCGCGCGAGCGGGCCGTTATCGCAAGCCAGCAGGCCGCCGTCGCCGCGCCGGTCCAGATCGACCCGAGGGTGCTCGATGCCGCCGTGAAGGCTGGTGTCGAGGAAGAGCTTCGCCGCCGCGAGAAGGAAGCTGCCGACGCCAGCAACCCGGCGGCTAAACATGCTGCTGATGAAGAGGCGGCATGGCGTGCTGATCTGACGAAGGCCGGTGTCACTGCCGAACAGCTTCAGCAGATCGCCAACGACGAGAATATCCCGGTCGAGCCGACCGACAGCAAGAAGGCGCTCGTCGAAAAGATCGTCGCTGGCCGGAAGACTGCCGCCGCCCAGAGCTAAGGCGCGCCGCTACCATCGCGGCCGGCGTGCCGAGGAAGAGGCCCGGGGGTTCGCTCCGGGCCTTTTCATTCGCCTGTGCTTTGCGGACGTCCCCCGACTGCTTCAGCGTGCCGGATCATGGACAAGCTGACCGTCATCAACAACGCGCTTTCGACGACCGGCAATTCGACGGTCAACATCCTCTATGACCCATCGGACGAATACCGAGTTGCCGATCTTGGGTTCGACCGCGCCGTCAAGACCCTGACCGCTCGCCACTCCTGGCCGTTCGCATCGGCCATCGAGCCGCTTGTCCGCGCAGCCGATGCCGACAACACCTCCCGCACGTTTCGCGGTAGCGGCTTTCGCTTGCCGCCTGATGCGTTCCACATCAAGGAAATCTTCTGGAACGAAACACCGCTGACCGAATACGAGATCATCGGCCAAATCCTCTCGACGCACTACGACAGCGAGGTCTTCGCCAAGGTTGTGCGCCGCCCTGCCGATGCTGTCTGGCATCCGATGGCAGAGGAAGTGCTAACGCTTATGGTCGAGGCGGCATGCCTTCGTGGCCTGAATGAAGATTTCCGGGAGGCCCTCGTGGTCGATCGCAAGGTCGAGGGCCTGCTTATGGAGGTTCGCGCTCAGGTCGATCAGCAGAACCCGGCTCGCAATATCTACAAGTCCAAGATCGCCGCGGCGCGGCGCGCGAGGCGTGTATGAGCATTCCAGCCCAGGTCATACGCCAGCGCGATTTCTCTGCAGGTGAAATCAATCCTGACGCCGAGCGTCGCGACGATGCCGAAATGTTCAAGAACGGTGCCCGATATGCTCGCAACCTTCAGTCGCTCCGCACTGGCCAGTTAGAACGCCGCTCCGGTCGACGCTGGCTATACAACGATGATGGCGTGCGCGACTCGTTTCGTCCTTTCGGTGAGGACGAGTTCTCAATCACGTTCGCGGCGAACCGTTTGACAGTCCGCAACGCCGCTGGCGCCAAAGTCGCAGAACTCTCCGCACCCTGGACTGATCCTTTCGCAATCACCTGGGACTTTTACGAAAACAGGATCTTCGTGTGCGGTGACTTCAGGCCGCAGGTGATCACGGTGAGTGAATCCGGAACTTGGACGATCGCTAACTACACGTTCTATGTCGGGCTCGCCGGCAAGCAGCATGCGCCATTCTACCGTTTCGCTGAGACCAAGAACATCACCATGCGGCCGAGCGCCATTACTGGCTCCATAACGGTGACCTTCTCGGCTCCTGTCCTTAAGTCCGGCCACGTCGGGAGCGTCTTCCGATATGCCGGCCGTCAGCTTCGGATAACCGGCATCACCAACTCCACCACTGGCTCCGCGACGGTCCTAGAAAAACTCAATCACACGGTGGATTGGGACCTGACAAACGCCAACGAAACCGAAACGTTCTCCATAGGCGACATCGTTTCGACTTCCGGTTCCGGTGTAGAGGCCGAAGTTATCGCGGTCGATGTGCCGTCAACCACAGTCAGGGGCGTCATTACGAACCGCTACCGCAGGAGAGCATCTGAGGATCGGCTGGTCGGGCCGGTATCAGATGCCGACACCGACGAGATGTTTATCGTTTCCACGCCCGGTGCGACGACACAATGGGACGAGCTTTTCATGTCGAACGTTCGGGGTTGGCCGCGGTCGGTCTCGGTCGACAACCAGCGCGTCATCTTCACCGATTTCCCTCAGCACAAATCGGCAATCATGTGGAGCGCGGTGGGCGTCCCTGAGGATCTGCTTGTGACCGCTGAAGCCACCGGCGCGATTCTGGAATTCGTCCAGGCTGACTGCCGCGTCTATCACGTGGTCGGCGGCTATGACGAATTCGCAATCACCGACGCGGGGGTGTTTTACATCCCGATTTCCGCCGAAACACCGCTGGCGCCTGGCTCGGTCGAGTTTCGCAAGGTCTTCACCGGCGAGGTGTCTAGCATCCGCCCCGTACAAGTCACTGAGGGGTTGCTATTCGTCGACAAGTCGCTGACCGGCGTCTACGCCGTGACCGCGACCGGGCAGACGGCAAGGCCGTACCTCGCTCAAGAGATTTCCGAGTTTCACCGGCATCTGTTTTCCGGCATCCGCTCAATGGCGGCGACGGCCGGCACGCCTCAAGCCGCTACCCGCCAGATTTATGCCGTCAATGACGACGGGACTTTGGTGATCGGCCAATACAATGCCGACAAGAGCTATGTCGGATGGCTGAAGTGGGATGGCAGCGGCAGCGTCAAGCACGTCGCTTCGCGTCGCGGTGCAGTGGTGCTGTCGACGGTCTATCCGCTTGACGGAGGCGATATCGCCGTTGCCGAAAAGGTCGACCCAAACATGCTGCTGGACTGCTCGGTTGATGCCGCCGATGGTCCATTCGCCTTTCTGGAAAACGAGACTGTTCAGGTGGTGGCCGACGGCTTCTACTTTGGCAATCGCACCATGAACGCCGAAGGCGAGTTGGAAGGCTTCGACGATTATGACGAAGTGATGATCGGCTTCCTCTTCGAGTGGAAGCTACAGCCGAACCTCGGCGCATTCGAGGGCGGCGAAGCCTTCGGGCAACGCCTCCGTCGCCGGAAAATCTCAAAGGTCATGATCAAGGTCCGCGAAACGACGGAATTCCGCTGTGGCGATCCGTCTTCGAATAGCTATCGCCTCTTCGCCGGATACGAGGCTGGCGACGACACGAATTTGCCGATGCCTATTCGCAGCGACGTCTACCAGTATCGCCAACTCGGCCGATCCTACGACCCGACCTATGAGTTGGCCCAGACGATCCCCGGACCTTTCAGGCTTCAGGAACTGACGACGGAGATCACGGTCTGATGGGCATTTCAGCGGTCTTCATGGGGTTGTCGTCGCTGGTAGGCGCCGTGGGAGCTTACCAGGGCAAGAAGCACGAACAGCAGCAAGCGAAGAACGCCGCGACGGCCGGCCATATCCAGGCCGATCAGATCGACACGGCCTATCGTGAGGAGCTTACGTCCACACTCAACAACATCCGCGCCATACGCGCGACGACTGGCGTTGCCGCTGACAGTCCGACAGGGCTTGCGATCGAAGCCGCCAACGAAAGGACAAGCGACCGAAACCGCACGCGCGATGTGGCGAACCGGAAGATACAGGCGCGACAGCTCGAAAGCGATGCGCGATTCCTCGGTCAATCGGCCAACATGTCGCTCTTCGGCGGGGTGGCGAAGTCCCTGCCCTACTTCTTCGGAGCATGACACATGGCCCGGCTTCCGCGAGTTTCTGACAATACTGTCCTGACGCAGGCTCCGCGCTCAACGCTCTCGGCGGCGGATATCGCAAACCCGTACATG